CGGAAGGTTCCAGCACCTCTCTTTTTTCAGGAGTTTTCTTTACAGATATCAATCCCATTTTCTCACCTCACTCTACTGTAAAAAGTTTTCGACGCACTCTGTGAACAAACTCTTTCGGCTTTCTGTTTCCAGCTTTAAGATACTCCAAGATTTCAGGTAGATATGTGTCTACGCCAATATCCTGAGCAACAGCATTCAATCTTTCCAACCACAAAATTCGAGTCTGAACACTTTCCTCGTCTACCTCGCCAAACTGAACGGGACATTTCAACGCCCAATTTCGTCCGAACTGCGACAGAGCGATTGTGGTTGTAGTATCATGAGCTGTCTCGCTGTGAAAGAATCTGCAATGAGGCATTCCGCAGGTTACAGAACGAACAGGGTGAATTCTACATCTGTATGTTCCTTCTTTTTCAAACAACCAATGACACCTCGTCTGCTCCTTACGGTCACTCCAACTGAGTTTTGTCGCTACAGAGGCGGGGTCTTTCTCGCTAACATAGAATTCGATGTTTTTGCCGTTCACACTATGAATGATGGTTTTCATTCGACTCTTAATGTCTTCTATTGCTCCAAAATCCAGTCCCCACACTTCAAAGTCCTCAGATTTAGCAGATTCAATTCTTTGCAGGCCTTCCTTCGTCCACACCGTGGTCTCATTTGGACAACACTTGCCGCACATCTGACAATTATCCTTCAAGAAGAAAGACTCACTGAGTACGACCTTATCAACAGGAGCATACCCAAAGGCATTACCGTCCACAATCATGAACTCCTTGGCTACCTTATTCACATATTCCAAGATTTTAGTAGAACTCTCTATTGACATACTTACACCTCCAATGGGTCGCCGTACCAACAATAAGTGACCTCAGCATCACACTTCATAGGCACACGAATCTTTTCTCTGGCGGCGCCGACCATTAAAGCAGTCAATCGTTCTGCAACTTCTTTGGCATTACCTTCAGGACACTCGCAAATGACTTCGTCATGCACCTGCAACAAAAGATGACAATCAAGTTCCTTGAGCTTGGCATCATTATGAATAGCGACCATGGCCAACTTCGTCATGTCTGCTGACGAGCCCTGAATAATACTATTCACACACTGACGCTCCGCATCTGCAATCTTTCCGCCGTTATCAGTTATCTTAATTCCTTCATCACGAGCTTTCATGATGATATCTCTACGCTCTTTTCCTCCCCAGGTCTTATCCAGTAGCTGAGTATATTTGCGAACAACACTCGGGTCTACCTCTACTTCACCTTGGTCTTCATCAAAGTTCAGAGGGTCAAAAGTAGAAGGGCCACCGCTGAGTAGCTCGAAGTCGTACTTGGCAAGCTGTACATCTGGAAGTCGTCTTTTTCTGCCCCAAGCAGTTTCAACATATCCATATTTACGGGCATTGACAAGAACCTTATCCATCCACTTCTTAACCTTCGGGAAGGAGTCGTAAAACTGGTCTACAATCTTCTGAGCCTCCTTGGTGGAACAATTCAACTGCTCTGCAATCGCCTTCGCTCCTCTGCCGTACATAATACCCAGAATAATTGACTTAACAGAATCTCTTCTCTTCTTACCTTCCGGATTCTTTGTGCCGTCAGGACGAAATTCCTTACATTCCTCATATGGCACATTATAAATCTTTTCAGCAATCCAGGCATAAATATCTTTACCATCAATATACGCCTGAATAAGATTTTCGTCTCCGCTCATATGAGCAAGAGTACGAGGCTCCTGTTGAGAGAAGTCACTGGAAATAAGCACATATCCAGGCTCACCTCGGAACATCTTACGAATCTCTTTATTATGAGAAGGAATATTCTGCATATTAGGGTCACTGGAACTAAATCTACCTGTCGCGGCTCCGTACTGGTGGAAACTACAATGAATCTTGCCTGTTTTTGGATTAACAATGCCAGGCATCTTATCTACATAAGTAGAAAGGAGCTTGGCTGTCTCTCTATAGTCCAATATTGCTTTGGATAACGGAGTGTCCAGCCTGGACAGAATTTCTTCGCCTGTTCCACGAGGCTTCTCTTTGTCCGGAGAGGTCAACCCAAGAATGTCATACAACACGATTGCCAACTGCTTCGGACTTCCGATACCAATCGGGTCTGAAAGAATGTTATTTGGATTCGCTTGACGATAAGCATCAATTTCCGCTCTGTACATATCAAGCACTTCGTAGATTCGAGATTCACGCTCCTTCATCTGCTCATTGTATTTAACAGACAACTCGGCGGCAAACTCTGTGTCCAAACAAATTCCTCTGTCCTCCATAGCGGCCACGACTGGAATTGTAGGCATCTCCACATTCCTGAAAATGAAATAAGGGCCAGGCAGTTTTTCTTCTGTAAGATACTTCTGCTGAAATTCCATCAACTCCCAAGTCTTGACGCCGTCGCCTGCGGCGTACAGATAACCGGTCGTAATTGGAATATAAGTAAAAGGAATACCCTCAAACAGTTTCTCATAGGTGAGAGCCTCTGCGTCATCAGACTTACAATATTTTAGATGCAAGTCCTTCAACCTATGCGACTCGTTCTCGTTGAGACAAGATGCGGCGAGCTGAGTATCCCACCAAGCTGTCAACTCTACACCAAGCTGATTTCTACATACTCGGATATCGAATTTTGCATTATGGAAGACCCACTTTACATTCGCATCTTCGCACTTCTGCAGACACTCATACACGACCTTGTCCTCAACCTGATTAGCTGACTGAACACCTGTCACATAGCTCACATGGTGCATCGGTATGTAGGCGGCCTTACGACCTGGAACATACAAACACACGCCAGCGAGTGTTGTCGTTATTGGGTCCAGAGAGTCTGTTTCAGTGTCTATGGCTCCCATTCCGTATTCAATGATGTCATCGAAATACGCTCTAACGGCCTCCTCATCTCGAAGTAGCTCATATCTATCGAGATATTTACCGAGCTTTGTGTTTACGACTGCAACAATAGTTGAGATTCTATCGTAAACACTTTTTCCGCCCTTGACGGTTGGCTGTGCCACCACTGCCTTGGAAGCCTTGTTGACAGCGGCGGCATCAGCCTTACGAGACGCTCTGGGAGGAAGGCTCTTCAACAGGCCTGCCATTAAAATACCTCAGAACCGTTAGAACTTCCACGACGAGTAGAACGAGAACGAGGTGCTTCCTGAGCAACAGGCTGTTCAGGAGCGGACGCTCTACTTCCTCTACGAGACACACCAGCGGGCTCAGTTTCCTGAACAGCAGTTCTACGAGCGGCAGGTGCTGTACGAACAGGTTCTGCTCCTCTACGACGAATAGGCTCATGAGCTCCATCATTTTCCGCCGGGAAGGAACCAGTGTCAAGATAGTAATCCATTTCTTCAGCACTCTTCTGAAGGATGAGGCCGCCTTCAAGGTCAGGCATCTCTACATCGTCAAGATTTACAGGCTGAACATTATCCAGAGGATATACCTCATACTTGGTAGAAGTGTCACCTGCTTTACCGTGGCGTTCCACTTCGAACACCTTATCTTCCAGAGGATTATATCTATTGATAAGTCCCTGGAGCTTGGAAATAAACTGACGACCACGCTCCCAAATCTTCACCTTACCATCGTCATGCTGATACATAATGATGAAGCGAACAGCCTTGGCAGGAAGACCTGCCGCACAGAAAGGACACGCATCGATAGGGTCCTGCGGATTGCGAAGACAGTCAACATAACGCTCCTTGTCTCCGACTTTTACTTTATGAGTGGAAAAGATGGGAATATCGTCTACGCTATTGAGCATAAACTGAACACGAGCAACATCGCCGTCGTTCTTCAGCTGGAACCAGTCACTGCCACTTCCGCTGTAATACTTTTCCGAATCATCATAACTTACTCTTGCCATTTTGATTTCTCCTTTCGAGTTTTCAAGTTTAGTTTAGGTTAAAAGGGTAGAGGAGCAAAACCAGGATTTACACATCCATCAAAATTGCCCACTGAACATTTGCGGTCACGATTGACCCACTTCGGAACATATACATCGTATCCGCCTCTGCAATTAGGCTTAATCTGACACATAGACTTAGGATAAAATGTAGTAATGGGTTCACCATACAAGGTCTGTCCGATTCGAACCTTAATGGCTTTTTCTGTATAACCCAAAATGTGTCTGTCGTCGCACACGCGAACGAGGTCATTGGTTTCAGACATATTATTCATTAACTGTCCTCCTTTTCTTCTTTCACGATAATCTGACGATAGTACAGCCCATCATTGATGATGGAACGCATAAGAGGCATCTGAGAATCATCTGTGAATACGAACTTGACAGACAGCGGCCATCCGAATGAATCCGGATACTGCTTGACGGCTTGTCTCATATTCACTGCGGACAACGACTTCGGATGTGCCATGACTACAAGTCTACGCTTGCAAACTGTAATCTCAAACACATTTCTACCGTTGTACTTAATGACAAGATTTCTCTTATCTTTTGTGCCTACGACATCCAAATCCTGATTTGCAGACTCTTTGATAATGTCTACAAAGATGTTACTCAATGCAGAGCCTACACCGACAGGACCTTTGTGCTCATCGGGCACGGAACGACGACTCTTTCGAGTGTCTCCTTTCTCAGGCTCAGGAGTAGAAGACTGTTCAACAGCAGGAGACTCCTCTGCAGTCTCTTCATCCAAGAGCTTGTACCACCGTCTAAAGGTGGCAGGTGTGATGGTTTTCTTGATGTCACCGTCTGCTGTAGAAAAAGAAATGACAAGCGAAAGGCTGTCTTCCTTGACCACTCGGCCCATGACTCCAGCTCGCTTGTCATACACTTCTCTACCGACGATACTACCTTTGGTAGTTGCCATTTAATTTTCCTCCAATCTTTCGTAGTTTTGGTAGTGAGGCGTATGATTAGCCTTCATATAAAGTATAACACACAACAACCTTTTTGTAAAGACTTTATTTAAGAAATTTTCCTTAACACTCTACATATATTAGAAAAACTCTTTCAGCTCAAGCACTTTTTCATCAAGGTCGTTGATGTCATATCCTTCCGGAATATCAAACTCTGTTATAATCTTACTCGTTCCAAGGTACTGCCGTATCTTCTGAGCACCTTTTCGTCCTGCTTCATCTGGGTCCAAACCGAGTATAAACTTTCTCACCGGCAGATTTTTCAATATATCGTACTGCTCTCTGGCTCCTGTACCTAATAAGGCCACAGCAGGTAATCCCCATTTCCAACAGGTGAGAGCATTAAAAATACTTTCACATATCACTGCGAAGTCGTATTGTTGCCTGTAAAATCTATCGGCTCCGTACACTGGTTTCTCAACATCTTCTGGGTAATTGAAATACTTCGTTTTAACAGACCGGCGGGCAATAAAAGCGGGGAAGCCATCAGCATAATAACAAGGAAAAGTAATTGCTGAATTCCGAGCATCGTAACCAATATCAAACTCTTCAATAATTTCATCTGTCAACCCTCTTTCATACATATATGGATGAATGTAACGATAACTGTCAAGCTCTTTCTCTGTAAAGCCCGGAACCCGTTGCTGTCGCCGCGAGACACCGCGAGACATTTGCAGGTTTAAGGGCTTACGCATTTCTATACTGAGAGCTAAAAAGTTGCGAGAGAGCCACTTCTCGCCATAGGCTCCATCATCATTGTAGCCAAACACAGCGGAAATCATTTCAGGCAAACTTCCTACCCAGCCGCAGGCAAAACAATGACAAGTTCCATCTACTTTAGAAATACCAAAAGACGGTTTCCGTTCCTGCCCTCCCTTATGGAAAGGGCAGGTTGTCATAATATCATTACTACCAGACATTCTAAATCGATGGAAAAGATTCATACCAGCTAAAAGACAATCATCTCTCAACTTGTACAGAACTTCCACTTCATCTGCCATTATAGGAGCACCCTTGACATAGAACATTTAGAACACCTCCGTGCCGTCTTTATACTCAGGAGCATTCTGAGTGGTCCAAGGAGGAGTATCGTCATCTGTAGATGCTTTTGTCTGAGGCCTTGCGTGTTCTTCCTCACTGTCTTCATCTTCTACAAATGTGAACTTTCCTGTATCAATGTCCCAAAGGTAACTCAGCTTACTACCTGTGACACCATTTCTATTCTTCTTCACATTGAGCTCAATTTTAGAGTCTTTTTGTCTCGCACTCAACGCAATAGAACAGTTATAGGCGATACCATCAGAATCTCTAATGTTTTCCAGACCCGGTGCTTCGTCATCCTTTGCTCCCTCACGATTAGACTGAGCTACAACAATAATAGGAACTCCGAGCTCAATACTCAAGTCCATAAGGTCTTCTGAAATGTTAGTTAACTGCGTAGTTCTGTTGTCACCTCGCTTGGCTCTTTCATCCGTTAAATAACTGATGCCGTCGATACCAAGTATATCAATATTGTTTGTCTGAATGAAAGAACGAAGTTTAGATACAGTTATGCGTCGCCCAAATTCCTTTGGACTCGCTACGAAGAACGGAGTCTGTCGAGTTTCCAAATCCTCAATATACTTACCGTAGTCATCCATTTCTTCGCCTCGTACCATTGACCTGTTAGACAGGTGTCCATACAATGTGTCAAAACGATAGCCGGTCTTACTTGCACTCATTTCAGGCTCAATAAGACCAACCTTATACCCTGTTCGCCAGGCGTGCTGAAGAGACTTAATAAGCAACCAAGATTTACCTACACCAGTTCGAGCAAAAATGACGACAAGCTCTTCGCCGCGTCTCCAACCTCCAATGATTTTATCCAAGTGGTCAAAACCTGTAGAGATTTGAAACTTTTCCGGGTTATCTCTCATTTCTTCCCACTCTTCATATCTCTTACGAGCTTGAGAAATGATGTCAACACCCATCACAGCCGACCGCACACGAAGATTATCCATCTGAGTCAAAAGATACTCAATGGCATCCGTACTATTGGTCTGCATAAGCTCCGCCATTTTATTGACAACCGGTACAGCCTTGGAGTACAGATACTCCTCGTTGAAGGTGTCTATAAGGTATTTGTCTGTTTCATGAACTTCTACAATCGTAAAGTCTGGAAACTTTGCCAAGAAGGTTTCTCTGTCTGGAACATTTCCATACTCCTGAACATGACCTTTTATGAACTCATACTCTGATTGGTATGTAAGAAAGTAATCATCTGTGATATTATTAAGTGTCAATATCGACATACTTTTATCTTTCAATACCTTTGACAATATTTGAAGTTCTACCATTTAGTTCCGACCCTCATGTCTTCCCCGACAAACTCCAAAATTTCAGAAGTGTTCCAAACTCTACTAACGAGTCTTCCTCCTAAAATATCCAGCAACTCATCGCCTTTAAGATTACCGGTGAATATATTTGCTTTGCCTGACAACACACGAGCGTCTATAATGTTGAAAAGCGTCGCTCTTGAGTAGTCAGACATCTTAACGGACGAAATATCGTCCCAAATCACGAGGTCACACCTAATTAGGTTGTCCCGTATCAATTCAAATTCATCATCCTTGGCTCCTTTACGCTGTCGTTCCCTATCAAAAAACTCAGGAACAGACACGAACACGCCGCGACACTTGAAACAATTACCTCGCCATATTTGATTAAAGTAGGCGAGCATGAGCTTAATCGCCCAACTGGTCTTTCCATTTCCATAGTTCGCTGAATACAGATACAAACTATTTCCGCCTCGTACCCACTCTTTGATATCATCTTTAATGGCCTTGAGTCTACGAAACACTTTAATATCCTCTCCGCCCGTGAGCTGAGCAGGCTTCCACTGATATTCAGGAATATTGGACAACTTCACGAGTTCCAGCATTTCGGCGAAGCGTACACAAGTAGGCCCACATTCTTGAGGAGCAAGACTGCACACATCTGAATACCAACAATCCTTTGGTTTCATTTAGAATACCTCCTCTCCATTCGCAACCGCCCTTCGTAACTGCTCATCTCTGGAGATGCGAGGAGCATCAATTGCCTTGGGCTGACTATTTCCTATAAAGGCGGGGTCATTCTTTTTCTTGTTCTTACCGGACAGCTCATCACACATATACACAAGAGATTTCCATCCGTGCTGTAAAGTGCCTGTGACAGCTTCCACTCGTTTATCAGCAGACAGCTTATCCAAAGCCGCCAGCTGTTCCTTAATCGTCGTCTGAGGCAATAGTGTATTTGACTCGCCCAGCATAATGAAAAATTTCTGCAATTCTCTCTGAAGAGCTACTGGGTACCCTTTAAGGGCGGTCTCCTTTTCACACATTCTGATGAAGGAGTTGACTTTCTGAGTTACAGACTTTCGAGTCTTCGGAGAAGATATAAGTTTTCCTGAAGTAGGTTTAGAGTGACTTGCTCCTGAAGAAGAATGTGGTGTTTCAGAAGACGAAGTTTCTGCAGAACTCGACGAAGGAGGGTTGGCAGAAACCCTATCTTTATTTATATTATTATCTGTATTATTATAGTGTAAAGATTCTTTACTACCTCCCAGTAAAGATTCTTTACTACCTCCCAGTAAAGATTCTTTACTACCTGCAACACGATAACTATTTGTTTCACCATTTTCAAATGTAGTTTTAATGATAAGACCTTTGTTAATCAGTGAGTTGAGAGTAGCTATTACAGTTGGCCTGGACACTCCTGTCCAATCTTGTATGTACGACAAACTACCTTTGAATTCAGATTTGCCGTCTTGTGTGAATCCATATATCATAGCGAAGATTTGAAGTTCGGTAGATTTCAGATTCAATTTATTTATCATCCAGCCTTGGACGACATAAAAGTTTTCATCCTTAATCACTTAAATGACCTCCTTCGCTAATATTTTGACCTGTGTTCTTGTGTCTTCGTCCAAGACTACTTTACTTTCCACCATTCCAGCTGAAACAAGAATGTCAAGATTCTTTTTCTGTAGCTGTTTAGAAAGAGAAGTTTCCTTTTCAATTTCGCCCCAAGGCATGATAAAAAATCCGTCCTTGTAGAAGCCGCCGTTTTCAATTACAGCTTGTTCTTGACTTCTGAGCTCTGACAGCAATACAGCGGCCTTGATTCCTAAGTTTTTCATTACACTTCTGTTGAGATTTAGAATTTCCATATTATATATAGCCTCCTTTACTATATAATTATACAGCCCTCGCACAAGAAATGCAAGGGCTGTATAAAAAATTCTTAACCTCGCATAACAGCGTCTACCTGAGCGTCAACTTCAGAGTTTACAGCGTCCCAAAGGGCCTGTTTTTCTGCTTCGACATCTGCACCTTCAGGCAGTACACGCTCTTCACTGAACATAAACTTGTACCAAGTGCCGTTAATTTCTCGAGAGACGCCGCTCTCGGCACGAATGATGCTGGTAATACCTTTAATAGGTAAATTACCCACTTCGTCCTGTTCGTGCGAATCTCCGCTATTCTCAGCGGGCTCTGCGGGTGCGTCATTGACAGCTTCTTCTACAGCCTGCTCTTCAGGTTCATAGCCGCCACATTCGCTTGCATCGTATTCAGCGTCGCCTTCTACGAGCTTAATACCGTTACACACCTTACAACCTTCATCTGAAGGGTCTCCTGCATACTTACATCTGATAATATCAGCCATTGTTCTTTTCCTCCTGTTTATTCTGAATTTCAATGATGGTCATGATTGCGTAGTTGGCAAGGTCCATGAGAGTATCCGTTACAGACTCGTCAGCTACTTGCATATCTTTGTTCTTTGCGAACGATTCCAAGCGATTAAGTTTATCGCCAAGACGAATACAAGACATCGGAAGTCCCCACTTCTCAAAGGACTGGGCGAAACTATCACCGTAGTCGAAGTTTTTCTTCTCATACAGATTACGCATCGCGATTGTGATGTCTTCGAAAGCATTTACTTTCTTCTGATTTGCTTTTTGAGTGAATTCCATACTATTTCCTCCTTAAACTGCATCGAAATACATATCACCGAAAATTTCCGGCAACTGATTACTAAACTCTGCGAGAACCATGAGTGCGATTTCCTTCATCTGAGGATGAGGAGCTCCAGTTGTGCCAAGAGCACGAAGATTGAAAAAGTGAATCCACTCACGAAGATTCATAGTGACTACAATTTCAGTCTTCAAACTGTTAGGTAACACAGAGCGAGCTTCCTGAGGAGAACGACCCATCTGAATAAGTTCATTATATGCTTTTTCAGCCTGCAAACAAGACTCTTCCCAGATAATGTATTCAGGTGTTCCTTTTTCAAAGAACAGCGGTTCAATGACGGTAATCTCGTTTCCGAATTTACCCTGGTTGTAGTTACAGTATCGAGTAGATTCCTGAGCATAGCTCGCGACACGGTGACGAACAATCTCATGAGACACGCCGCGGTCAACAGTCATCTTAACAGATACGCTGAAATGTTCAATCATTGCAAGGTGCTGACTACGAATGAGAGCCTTCACCATTTTAGGAGCACTCTGCTCCGTGATTTTATCCTCGCTTTTATAGCAAGTACGAGCGACAGTTTCCAGATGCTTGAGAACTTCGTCCTTGTTGATAGGGGTAAGAATTTCAAAAGTGGGCTTAATAATCTTCATATTATTTCTTCACCTTTCCTAATCTCAAAGTAACAGTAGGAGCAAGAGGAGTGACAGCAGGCATAAGAATTTCTGCGTCAACTTCCTTGGCATAAACAAGACGCTCGAATTCATCATCATCGATATACTCTCTTGTCTTTACGCACTGGCTGAACTGCTCAGGAGTGAGAGCCTTACGCAGGATTTCAATGGCCTGAAGTTCATTTACTTCCTGCTTCGGAGTAATTGTGATAGATGCTCTAACATCGCCTACAATAAACTCAGTTTCATTTCTGTTCTGTAGCTCAGTCTTAATGGTTTCGTTGAGCTCGGATACGACTTTCTTGATAGCCGTTTCCTGCTTTTTTACATCCTGATAATTCAGGATAGCGGCGCCTAATTCTTGGTCAGGCATTTTGGTTTGGGGTACTGATTTTCTGGACATCGTACTATTCCTCCTTAAAATTTATCATGAACTTCCTTTTTAGAAGTTCCCTTATTCTCAAGGATTTTGCTTCCTCGTTTGCCCCACTGGAGAGCGGCATTGAAGTCAGCCATACATCCTTTATAAGGCCCTCTGATATCTTCAGCGAACTTCTGCAGATGCGGAATGTCTTCAACTTTGAAGAACTTTGTTCTGCGTCTGTCTCTGAAGTAGTAAGGCGGCAGGTAAAGGCCTTCCGGTTTAGGGAAGTTATCGTTCTCCCACCACTTGTACCATCGATAGATGGTTACATCTGAAATATCAATCTGCATTCCTGCTCGTCGGGCAGAAATATACCCTTCATTTAGTGTTTTCATTCATTCACCTCCGAATAACAAAAATAAATACCATCCTGGTAACAGTATGTACCATCACCTTGTTCAAATTCTGCTTGCCAGATAACATTTTCGGGTAGCACTCTCTCTCCTTCTAAAAGACGCACCGCACACGCAATGGCTCGTTGAACAGCGTGAGTTTCTCCTTCATGCTCTGCTCTATCGGGCCACTTAATGCCCGTCCAGTAAAGATTACCATATTGTCTTTTAGCAGTTGCAACCTCTTCAAATGTATCTGGAAAGTAAGGACTCGCGACCCGGTTGAGAAAGACATTACCTACCTTGAGTCTCGTGTCATTAGAACAAGCATCGCCTCCGGCTTCCTGATAAATGATAATAGCGAGAATTTCAAGCTCTTCATCTGTATATGCAGGAGCTCCTTCAACTGTTTCGTCTGCCGTAAAGTTATCCACGCTTTCCACAGGGTTTTCCACAACCGGCGGAGTAGATGTTGCAGTAAAAGATTGTGATGGTGCGGGCTCAGTAGAGTTTATCCTGTTACTGGGCTTGGGTGATAAAATAATGAGTAGGACTGCGACTGCGGTAAGGCATATTACCACCCCTTTGAATAGTTTGAGTTTGTTCATGATTAAGCACCGAACGAAAGCAGATAGTCAAGTGCGGCGTTGACATTCTTATTATCAACTTTGCCGTCAATCAAAAAGTCTGCCATTCTTCCTTTCTTCTGTACTAAATTGTAGATACCTTCATCAATGGTATCTTTGGCAATGAGAGTAACGACACGAACGGTTCCACGAGTACCAATGCGGTGTGCTCTATCTTCTGCCTGGTCTTTCAAGCCTCTGTTCCAAGGCTCGTCAACAAAGATAACGGTAGATGCCGCTGTCAATGTTAAACCTGTGCCCATAGCACCCACGGTACCGATTATAACCTTACAAGTGTCATCATTCTGGAACTTATTGACTTCGCCCATTCGTAACTCAGATTTTACATCACCTGTAATATATGCAGGATTATAATCTTTGAGTTTTTCACGAATTATGTCTGTCATAGTAGACCATTGACTGAAGATAATAGCTTTTTCACCCACGCTTGAAATTTCCTCAATCATCTCTACAAGACGGTCCAGCTTTGCAGACTGTGTGCAAGTCGTACTCAAAATCTCTGGAGCACCTGTAACTTGACGAAGACGAAGCATTTCAGACAACGGGTCTGGGTGCATCCTAATCTTGTCGATAGAGTCTACAATCTGCTCCTTGACTTCTTTGTACAGCTTCTTCTGGTCTGTCGTTAAGTCTACATACTCAATAGAGTGAACCTTTGGCGGCAAGTCAAGTACATCGCCCTTTGTTCTTCTCAACATCACCTTTGACATGATAGTTCTGAGCTCGTCCAGATTTTTATATCCGACAACTTCCTTATTGTTGAACCCACCCATTACACAATAATGGTTCTTGTACTGATAGAAACTGTGGTCTTCAAAACCTGCCCAACGAAGAGGCAGATACAAATCCAAAGGATTATTCAGTACAAAGGTACCAGACATTGGAATAGGATGTTTAGCTTCAATAGACAGAAGTGCTCGCCCTTGTTGAGAATCAGGATTCTTTGCCTTGTGAGCCTCGTCGAAAGCAATCATTCCGATTGTTCCGTCGTCTACAAGCTCTTGGATTCGTTCTGCAATAGGAAAACGATACTTGGCGTTCTTTGCTTTACCTTCCTTATAAGCTCCACCGCGAAGAGTTTCAATGTTTGTAATCCAGAAAAACTGAGAAGGAATATTCTGTAAGTCTTCCAGTTTCTCCTTCGTTCCGCCTTCAATCATCTTTACAGGAGCTCTCTTCGTGTAACGAGTTCCAAGCACCCAGGCATCTTCTGAGCTGTGAATTTTAATTTCATCTGCCCAGTTATACTTCGTACCATTGATTCCGCAGATAATGAGACAATGCTTCATACCTTCTGATGCTTTTCTGCAAAGAGCGATGTCAATTATCTGCTTTGTTTTGCCAAGACCTTGGTCATCGCCAAGAAGGAAAGCATCGTTTTCCAGGCCGTACATAACTCCTTCAATCTGATGTTTGTAGGGAGTTGTCTTGAAAGTGAAGCCGTCAGGCAGAATAATTTCCTGCTCTTTTTCGTGCTTCATTTCGCCTGTAAGCATTACATCGTACTTTTTCAACTTGTGCATCAGCATAGGCACAGCGGATTCTGGAATTTCCCAACTTCTCTGTTCCGGTAGATATACTCGAGTTCCAAGCTCTTTGACAATAGATACGAGTTCTGCATCATAGTCAAATGATACAAATGCTGAAAGTTTAGAGAGTGATGTAGGTTTTAACTTGACGGGTTGTGCAATCGTGATATTAACCATTTTCTTCCTCCTTCCGTCAATTATATTGTACTACATACATTTCTAAATTGCAATAGCAAATTTAAGAAAATTAAAGAAAAATGCGTGACGCTGAAAACTATTCAAACGCCACGCATTTCACGCATATATTATAATAAGGTAGGAATGCACTACACGACGGTCAGGTCATCTTTACGCACCGCGGCGGTGACAGCTTTACCCAAACCAATAACAACCCTATCGCCACTTATCTGAATGACATCATAAGTTGTCTTGTAGACGAACGATGCAAGATTGCCGCCTGTATAAGTCTTGGCACCGTTCTTAACCTTTACCTTACTGCCAACCTTAATTGTCGCGGCAGGAGCAGGCGTAGAAGCGGCAACAGGTGTACCACTCTGTGTAGTAATATAAGTATCAAACCCCGCCTTCTTCAGCTTGGAAGCCATTGAGATTGCATTGGATTTGTTCTTATACGCACCAACCTGAATCTTATACAGACTACCCACTTTAACCATATAGGTCTCAAAACCTGCGGCCTTAACTTTCGCGAGCTGAGCATCTGCATTCGCCTTCTTACTGTATGCACCTGTCTGTACTCTGTACAGCACTTCCTCCTGAACTTCTTCTGCTTTGCCGAGTTTAGCATTAACCTTGGAAGCGATGTCGCCCATTCTCTCATACAGATAAGTACCAGGACAGCTCTTATTGGCAAACCATCTGTGAGCACCCATATTCTGCTGAGCAGTTCCGACATAACTCTTATTGCCCTTCCACAGAAGCTCCTTGATGTTGTTACGCTTACAAATATCAGCACACAATTCAATGAGAGCTTTATAGGCCGCATCAGTAACAGCATAAGGTTCAGCGGTGTCGCTGGCAACCTCAATAGCGATAGCACGGTGGTCAAAATCAGCACCAGAAATGCCGTTTACACGAATAGGATTACCATTCTTATCGCTACCACCAGAGCACCAAGCTCTGTATTTTTCTTCTACAGAAAGACCAATAGAGCCGTCTTTGCCTACGACATAGTTGGCAGAGCATTCTCTATCAGTTGTGGCGAAATAGTCGCAACCCTGTTTCGCAGTCCATTGGCCTACAATGCAGTGAATAATGATTGAATCAATCTCACTCTTTCGAGTAGACTTATTCTTGGATAGCCTCGTATATGTAACGAGTGGTGAATTACTCATATGATTACCTCCTAATCCTTGAGTACGAGTTCGCAAATTCGACACACAGCGTCAATTCCATACTTATCCGCCATCGATTTAACGAACTTTTGAGCATATTTTGCTCGATTTTCATTTTTGGACTTCCAATAATAAAATCCGCCCCAGGCTCCGTCTGTGACAAAAGAAGTTCCTGCAAGGATGCCGACAGCTGTAACATCGACACCCTTGAAGGTTCCTACAATCGTTGTGACACACAGACAGACGGAAATGAAAATGTGAAAGACCAACATCTTCTTGGAGAACTCCATACGCTTACGCATCGGTGTTCTCAGGTGCTGTGATTACTTCAAAAGTATCTCCGCGATTGATTCTCAGCTGAGCAACGGCATTCTTAATATACGCCTTAAGCTCGTCATCATCTACAGTGATGTTTTTACTTGCGAGAATCTTTTTAGCTTCCGTCCAGGCATACTCCACCTTCGTTACGCCCATCTGAACAAGCTCGCCGGTGATATCCAGTTCCCAGGCCGCACCTACAACCTGTTCTGCGATATCAAATACCTTGGCATACTTTTCAGATTCACGCTTTTCTTTGAGCCAAGGGATAAGAAAAGTGGACACAAGAGCCAAAATAATAGCGATGATAGCTTCAATAATCATAGTAATGTCAATCATGATATCGTACCTCCTTATTCAACATACTCTGTCCAGCCATATACACCGGGTTCCCAAACATTGTCGTCTATATCAGATGTCCAATGTTTATCGTTATGAGCAACCTTGTCACCCTTTGCGTAATCGTCGTGAGCTCCGATAGGCTGACTCCATTCAGGCCATTCCTCAGAAGGGTCTGCAATCAATGTCCACAGACTTGCGGACACATCAGGAGTCCAGTCATCTTGAGAAGTGTGGTTCTGTACGCATCTATACAGAAGACCATTGTGGCGTCTAATATTACCTTGTACATAACTGATATTGGTACGCCAAGTGTCAAAGCTGGAAGAGTGTTCAGCCATCGTTGTATCATCAATTTTGCCTTCTTCAGAATTGAGTACAAACATAATATCAGACATCACGGTGGTATTCGTAAGAGCAGTTTCCAGAAGCTGAATATATTCCTGAGTTGTGTAGACTGTTTCATCATACAGCCACACCTTGTCAAGCGTCTCACCTTCTGTAGACACAGTTTCTTTCTGACGAATGTTGGTGCGGACATACACCTTATCGCCAATCATTTCTCGTTCAGCCAGCACTTCCACAGCACTCTGAACATCAGTAAACTTTTGAGCCATTCTTGATTACCTCCTCGTAAAATTTAGTTGACTCGGGTTCTAAAGGGGTTATGTACTTTCTACACAGCCTGTGAGTGTCAGCACATAGTATCCACCCTTTATACGAAGCAAATGCACACCACTGATTAAAAGACATTCTACCCGTTCGTTCAATGGTGGCGTGTGTTTCCTTGATTTTACGCTTCATTCGCTTAACTGTCGACTTGCGAACAAGCACATAATCAGGAAATATTCTATAGCCTAGAAAATCGATTCCTCGTTTTTCTACAGGAAAAATCTGATAGTTACTTTTCACTTCTAAATCTAAAGTATCTGCAAAATAAACTCGAATGTCCTCTAAAAGTTGATGGAGTCGTTCTTTAGATGAGTGCAAAATAACAATGTCATCCATATATCTGTAGTAATACTTACATCTCTGAGTTTCCTTAATCCAGTGGTCAAATCCGCTCAAGTAGATATTACCAAACCATTGTGACATATAATTGCCTATTGGAATCCCCTTGTTTCCTGGAGTGCTGTCAATAATTTCATCCAGTATCCACAGTAAATCATCGTCCTTAAAAATTGTTCGCATTAGATTCTTAAGTATCTGATGATTTATAGATGGATAGTATTTCTTGACATCCAGTTTTAGGCAATATCGAGTACCCTCCTTGTCGTTGTGTACAACTCGTCTTATGGTGCTCAAGCCTAAATGAATTCCTCGTCCAGGGATGGCTGAATATGTTGTGCTTATGAGCTTTTTCATCAGATAGGGTTCAATTACCTGAAGTATTGCCCATTGGCATATTCTGTCCGGATAATATGGAAGTTTATAAATCTGCCGTACTTTGTTGCCTTCTTCTTTATCAAACACTTCATATTCTGATGTGTGATAAGTCTTATTGATTAAAGTGTTCTGAAGTTGAAGAAGGTGAGTGTCTAAATCCTTTTCCACCTCCACGATATCTGAATACCAA